GTGTGTTCCCCCCCCCCCCCCCGCTCTCGTGCATTAGGCGATCTAATGATTGATTAGGATTGCTAATGGGTGAAAATGATTGAAAGAAAGTCTTGACGCGATGAAGGGTGACTGATTGAGTGCGTGCAGTCCAGAGCAAAACGCTCTGGGAATAAACCACATACAAATATGACAAACAAAACAAACTCATGAGCATTACTAGCAAATCACTCGAACTCTTCCTCGCCTACGCACGCGACGCGGGAAACTGGTCTGGCACACCTCTGGTGGGCGGCAATGTCGGCGGTGACGTCGAGGGCCGCGGGAACCTCACGCAACTCAAACAGGCAGGGCTAATCAGAACACAGACTGCCGAGGGAAATACATGGATTTGCTTCACGGGGGCAGGCCGCGCCCTAGCGGCGAGCCATGAAATTCAACTAGACTAACCTCTCGCAACCTTAACCAAGCCAAGGCCGCTCCTCACCGGGCGGCTTTTTTCGTGCCCAAAAATGACTTACGTAAGTCGGCACGGTGGACAATGTTGCCTTTTACCTATGAAACGAAAAACAGGGCACTTATGTAAGTCGCGAAAAAACACGGGGTTTTCTGGCTTAGTGGGGGAGGGAGGGTGAACGATTTAGGCCCGACACGCTACGCCCGACAGCATACCCTCCACGATTACGGACCTGATTGCCTAGCCTAGCCTGATTGCCCTTACCTAGGAGCTTGCTCGTTGCTTAAGGTGCCGTGATTAGTGGGTGATGCAGGATACACTGATCGAGTTTACTGTGCATGATGCTTGGGGGGCGGCGGAAAAAATAAATAGAAAAGTGCTTGACGCTCTTGCGCTGATCTGAATGATGCTCTCAATCCGGCGCAAAACGTGCCGGAAAAACAAACAAAAACAAAATGAAAACCATCGAAGAAATCATCGAAGAAATCACCGCCGAAGCCGCAACGGCTTACGAATTGTCTATGGGCTCAAATTGGCATCGGCTAGTTCTTACCGCCGAGGGTGAAATATATTGGGCCGAAGAAGTCGGCCAATCCTCAATGTCCGTGGCGGTCTGGAATGGCTCCGACTGCTCTTTAATGCACTTTCAGGGGCAGAGCCATAACGGCTACTCCGAAGAGGCTTACGAGATGATCGAAGCAAGCGCTGAAATCGCCGCCGCCGACCTCGCCGCCGCCGCCGTTCGCGACGCCCTAGACGCATCCGACCGCGCCGACGCGGCCTTTGCCGCATACACCGACGCCCTAGACGCCGCAAAATGAAAGCCCTACTTGAAACCCTCGCTTGCTGCGCGATTGGCATTGCCCTTGCCTTCTTTTTCGCGGCTTGCTTTTGAATCCCTCTCGTTAAGACCAAAAAACAAACAAATAAACAAATAAAATCATGAAAGAAACACTCAACAGTTCACAGTTCTGCCACCGCTTCAAGCAAATCCGGCCCGAAAATTTCAGTTGGGCCGCGCTTGAGGCCATTTTCGAATACCTAGAAGGATATGAGGAGGACGGGGGTGAAGAGCTTGAATTCGACCCCATCGCAATTTGCTGCGACTACTCAGAATACGTGTCAGCCCTAGACTGCATCAATGACGCTGGGTATGACGCCGGGATTGACGACCTAGAAGAGGACGAAAAAGAAGGGGCCGCGATGGAGTACCTGCGCGACAATACGCAAGTCATCGAATTCGATGGAGGAATTGTCATTCAGGGTTTTTGAAGATGAAAACCACGCATAAACCAGAAGACACGGAAACAGAGGCGGAAGTTGTTTCCGCGCTCTGTCAGGTCAGCGAAGCGGAAGGTTCTTGGCTTTCGGTTAAGACCGCGCAAGAACTCGGGCGTTACTTCGCGGAAGTTGCTTCTTGTCAGTAAGTTGCGAACTTATAACATAAATTCCGACAAATATGAAGAAAACGCTATTATCAATAGTATTCGTCCCGCTTGCGCTTTTGGCTTGCGTTTACTGGGTATTGGCTTACATTTTCGGGGGCCGCGAGTGGCGCGAATGGCTCCGTGACGGCGGCGGCGAGGATTAACACTAATGAATGAGCCAAGTCAGGTTCTTCCCCTCGTGAAAAACAACGTAAGGACGTAAACAAGGATCTTTTATGGATGAATCTTTAACTAATGAATCAAGCGGCTTATCCGCAAAACTTTGGGAGATCGGCATGGCCGGGGTAACTAGCCTGCCCGACACGGGCGGTTTAGATACCCGTGCGAGCGTTTTGTCGGCCAAGGTGGCTTCCGGTATGGGGTTGCCGAGTAAATCAAGCGATGGGCGATTTGGAATCACCCATTACTCTAACGGCGGATGCACCCTAGGCGCAATCCGAAAATAAGAAAATAAGAAAATGATTGACAACCACGAAAACCTTGTGCTAGGGTAAGGATAGACGGTAACGCGTTTTGATTTTGCTTGTCTTGTCCCGTTAAGGACCGACTCGCAGCCTCTGGGTGCGTTACCACTCAGGGGCATTTTTTTTGCCTACGTTATAATGATCGGGCGGTTGTATTAACCCTCCGATAACTGACGTGGCTCTCTTGGCCTAGAATAAAGGACATGGGGCGCGGAACCCATAGAAAAGGCTCGCCGTTGATCCTGTTGTGGAATAAAATCCTAGTGGCCTTTGTGAGAGACTTTAGCCGACTAGGTCAGAAACGACCGAAAGTATCCGAAAGGGAAGCAGACCACGGGGGGATTCAGCGTCAGAGCTAAAAGCTGGCAGAAATGCCAGAAAGTCTCTCTGTAAACCGAAGGGAAGCACGTTTTTACAATATGCTTATTCGGGGAGAATTAAGAGGTTAAGAATTTAACACTTTAACAGATTCTAATCATTTATAACCCAATTAAACCCTTATTGCCTAATTACTCAGTAATCAAGGACGGTTTAATGCGTTTTTAATTCTAATTGATTCAAATTAGAACCAGATTAGAACCAGCACTGCTCAAGAAAGCCGTGGATAAGTAAGCGTAATAATGCACTGAACCAAGGAAATCACCCTTTACCTCAGCAAAAAAGAAGATCAGGATTAAGAAGATGAAACCTAAGCTCACCGTAAAAGACGCCAAGCTGCTTAAAGCGCGGTTAATCGGCGAGCAAGGGGGGATCTGCCCCATAAGTAACCTTACGCTGTCCTCTCCTTGTTTAGACCATGACCATGCAACAGGGCTAGTTCGAGGCGTTTTGCGCAGGGCGTCGAATTCGTGGGAAGGGAAGGTCCGTAACGCATTTATAAGGGTCGGACTCAAGAACCAAGGGGCGGACTACCTCGATTGCTTGCTAGGGCTTTGGATATACCTCCAAGAAAAGCCTTATGATTTTATCCATCCCGCTCATAAGACGCCGGAGGAAAAGAAAGCTTTAAGGGCCAAAAGGGCCAAGGCGAAGCGCACGAAAGCGAAGTCAACCAAAACTAAAGGAAAAACATGAATCCAAAACCCATAACCACCGCCGACGCGAAGGCCACCCGCGACGAAGCCCTAGCCACCTACCGAGCGGCCCGTGAAGCACACCTAGCCATCCGACACCCCCTAACCCGCCAAGACTCCCCAACTGCAACACGTGACGCCTTCCGAGCCTACGACGCAGCCCGTGTCGCCTATGACGCCTATTACGCCACCGCCGCCGCCTACGACGCCCAAAACACAAAAAAACAAAAATGAACACTAAATCAGAGAAAAATTTATTCAAACTCAGTAGCAAATTGAGCACAAGGGGCATCTACATATCCAGATTACGCCCCGGTGACTGGCTGGAGACATTCGCGGAGTCATCCGCCGTAGTCCTCCAGAATTGGCCATCGCTATCGCGAATCCAAGTCGGGTATGATGATGGAACGGTCAGCACAGAGCGATACGTGGAAATAGTGAATTGCGAATACGTGGGCCGGGGTAAGGTCCGAAGGTTCCTTCGCTTCCTTCCTGCGTGGATCGCCGCGAAGATCAGCCCTTATTCTAAAGCGGCAGGGATGAAATGAAAGCTCACATAAAATACTTACGCAGACTCCATGCGTGCAGCGAAGCCGTCATCTTTGCGGACGGTTACGATTCACTCCAACAGGCATGGGACGCCTGCGACCGAGGGGACTGGTTGCTTTGGCTTGCAGCGCACAAATGCCGGACGTTAGACCAACGCCGCAAGCTGGTTTTCGTGGCCGCGCAATGCGCCCGGCTGGTCTTGCCAATTTACGAAAATAAGCATCCCGGCGATCACCGCATGCGGGAATGCCTAGATGCGTGCGAAGCGTGGAGTCGGGGTGAAATAACGGACGCAGCGTTGGCCGCCGCCCGTAACGCAGCATATACCGCCGCCTCCGCCTACGCCTACGCCGCCGCCGACGCCGACGCCGCCGTCGCCGCCGCCGACGCCGCCTTCGGCACCTCCCCAGCAGCCCGCTCCGCCTACGCCACCTACGCTGCCGACGCCGCCGTCTTCGCCTCAGTCTACTCCGCCGCCGCCGCCCGTGACGCTGCATATACCGACGCCGTCTTCGCCGCCGTCGCCGCCGCCGACGCCGCGACAAAAGACACACTAAAAGAATGCGCAGTAATCGTCAAATTATACTACCCAAAACCATGAAATACGAAAATTACACAATCGAAAGAGAAGATCACTCGAACTGGAAGCTCTTGCGCTTTCAAGATAAAGTTTATCAAAGGGACTTCATAGTCAAAGGCAAGCTAGTCGGGGAGAAGGGATGCGCTTACACGTCAAAGACAGAACTAGGCTTCTTCGGATCGGCTTTCGCCGCCGTTAAGGGCATTATACAGGATAAATGCGGCGAGGGATGCGATGACCTGAAAGCCCTTTCAGAACAGCTAGAATCCGTCCATAAAGGGCTTGAAAAGGCCATCGGGAAACAAAACGCAAAATCATAATATGACACCTAACTCAGAAAACTCAAGAACGTTAGGAGTCGGGGAAACCCTCCGAGCCACGGACTACGTTCATTTCGCGTCGCCCCTCGACGAAGACGGGGATTATGAACCCCTTGAAAAGCATTTCGTCGGCGAGCTAATCACGGGGAACGAGGTTTTCGAGTTCGTCCGCGTCACCTCCCCCGATCCAATTTCGATCATCTGCGATGAATATGGCATCGCAACGGAAACGGGCCGCGAGGCTCTACTCTACGCGATCAAGGGCGTCGCCGTTTTTGACCAGAAAATCCGCAACCGGGGGATATGGAAATGAGCGCACACGCCGCCATGCAAGCGAAGGAGGATGAGTGACTGTTTCTTACTCAGGGGACCGGATGACCTTTTGGGTTGGGTCCGCTGACGATCCTTTGGATTACTCCGTGGACTTACTAGCAAACGGAGGGCGAGGTGCTTGCACTTGTGCAGATTTCCGCTTTCGCTGTCAGCCTTTGCTTGACGGTGGGAAGAAAATCATCCAGTATGGATACCCAGATAGGACAGTTTGCAAGCACATCGGGCAAGTGCATTACTTCATGAGCATTTCCGCCGTTGCAAATATACTCAAGGTTGACGTTAAAGAAATTTACGAACAAAAGGATAAAAAATGAGCCAAGAAAGCAGTCATTATTACACACGCGCCGGGGAGCCCCGTCACACTCAAGCCTGCGGACCTAACGCCAAGAACACTACGCGAGCGACTAACATCAAGGATGCACGCAAGCAAGAGCTTCTCCCTTCCGTCTCCGCTTGCACGAAGATTCTCTCTGCGCCTGCGTTGGACTATTACAAGTCCCAGCAAATGGCACAGGCTTGCTTTAACTCCCCTCCGGGATCCGGCGAGCCATTCGATGATTACTTCCGCTCTATGGCAGAGGAGTCCGGCAAAGATGCAGGCGGTGCAGCCGCTATCGGCACGCAAGTCCACGCTGCGCTGGAATCTTATTACGCGGAGCCGTTGACTTACGGCGAAACATTGATCGACGTAAACGGGGTTCCTTTTTCTTCTAATGAATTCGTGCTCCCAACGGCACGGGCGATTGAGAAACTAGGCATCGAGATTATGCACGCCGAAAGGGTAGTTGTGAATAACCCTTACGGGTATGCAGGGACCGCTGATATTATCTTTAAGTCCCCAACGAGCTACGGGGTCTTGGACTTCAAGACCAAGCGCACGAAGCCCGGTAAGGAAGTTGAACCAACAGAACCCCAGCCTTTGCAGATTGCGGCTTACATCGCGGCCTTCTGGGGGACTTCTTACGATTACCCCATCGGAGAAAAAGCCATTGGTTACAATGTTTACATCTCCACGACAGAGCCGGGACGGGTTGACGTTGTTAAGTGGGATTACGAACAATTGAAAGAAAGTTGGACGATGTTCAAGCATTGCCTTGCTTTGTTTAGGTGGAGAGCCAAGTATGACCCTCGCCAGAAATAATTCGGTATTCGCGAATAACAAATAACGAATGAACACAAGCCGTATAACAAAACAGGCAACTTCCCGCCGTTGCCAGCATCCACTTGTTAGCCTTTCTTGCTTATGGACATAATCACATCACACGCTCAAATCAAAGTAAAAGACTCTGAAACCTCGTGCGGAGCCAACATCAATCGCTGCGTGAACGGATACGTCGCGGATCTCCAATTCTGGGGGGATTCGATATGGATTGCGCGACGGAAAGGCGAGTCTGGACTGCACCTGATGATCGCCCCGAGCGACCGCTGGCGGGGTGACATCGAGGATGAAGCCTTTGAGATCATCGGCAGGCTTTCTGATCTGGCTAAAACAGCGATTGAGCCTTCCCGAGAGGGATAGGCTCTAATGCGATTGTTCGGCCATTAACTTAATTAACGTAAACATGAACACAGAAAAAACATTACCTAAGCCATATTACGAGGATGATTCGGTATTTCTAATCCACGGTGATTGCCGCGAAATCGTGCCGACGCTGGGGCGGTTTGATTTGTTGCTGACAGATCCGCCGTATGGGATTGATGGAGGTCGCGGCACGACAAGTAAGGCAAGGGCGAAGGGCGCATACACGGATTGCTTTAACGACACACGAGAAACCGTCAGAACTGTTTGCGTTCCGGTGATACGCCTCTGTCTTGATGTGTGCAGAAGCGGAGTTATTACGCCGGGATGCCGAAACCTCGACCTATATCCACAGGCTCAGAGCTTCGGGTGCTTCTATCAGCCTGCCGCTTCTGGGATGCAGGCATGGGGGAATATGGACTCACAACCCATTCTATATTACGGCGTCTCGCACATGGCAGAAAAGAACCTTGGGCGACCATGTTCTTTTGTGCTGACAGAGCCGCCTTCCTGTAAAGAGCATCCGTGCTCAAAGCCGATCAAGGCGTGGGCAAGGCTTGTTCATTTACATTGCCCCGATAGGGGGACCGTCCTCGACCCATTCGCTGGTTCTGGCACGACGGGCCGCGCATGCAAAGACCTTGGCCGCAAGTGCGTGATGATTGAACGCGAGGAAAGATATTGCGAGATCGCGGCACGTCGCATGGGACAAGAGGTATTCTCATTTTAACATGAACACAGAAAAAATCTTCCTTGGCTCGTGCATCAAAGACGCCGCATTAGTCGATCTAGCTATTCAAGACGGGCTTAACGAGTCCTATTTTACCTCCGTTGAGCGCAAAGACCTCTGGGTTGCTATCTTGACATCGAGGGCAGAGAACAGAGGAACGGACGTAACCGCGCTTTACCTGAGTATGGGGAAGACATGCCCCATGAATGAGATTCTGGAATGCGAGAACGCTGCGCCGACTACGGCTTTCGGGAAGCAGTCCCTTCGCCAAGTCCTAGAAGCAGGTATCCTGCGACAAGTCAAACCAGCCGTGGAGGATATTGCTAACCGGATCGCGGATGAGTCCCCGTATGCGGATATTAAGGCAGAAGTGGACAACCTCCAGCTTATTATGAGACCTACGGAGCACCGTGAGGAGAGCATGAAGGACATTCTGGGGTCCGCGCTTAATTGGATGGATAAAGGCCTTCAAGATACAGGCGTTGAAGATGACTTAATCTTCACGGGGCTTCCGGACTTCGATAACGCTGCCACGGGGATTCAGTCTCACGAGTATGTTGTCATCGGGGCCAGAACCTCCACGGGGAAGAGTTCCTTTATTAACCAAATGGCGGCATTTAATCTAGGACGGGGCAAGCGGGTAGCCATGTTCACGCTAGAGACTTCGAGCCGTGCTGTTGTCTTGCAAATGTCCGCTCAAGCAGCAGAGGTTAATCTTCGGCACCTCAGGGACGAGTTCCCGATTAAGGTCCAGAGGCTCCGGGATAAAGTGAACTCCCTTTACGACAAGCCTTTAGTCATCTTCGACCGCGATCTTACCCTTGACCAAATCGAGGCAAGATGCAGGCTCTTAGCTGTGAACTTCAAGCCGGATGTCGTCTTCATTGATTACATGGGATTGATCGGGATGAAATCGGCCTCTAAGAACGGGCAATACGAGAAAATGACCGCACTTAGCAAAGCCATGATTCCGTTACGGAAAACGCTTGACTGCGCTTTAGTAGTTGCGGCACAATTAAACCGTGGAAATGAAAGAGACAACAGAGCACCAGCAAGGACGGACTTCCGGGACTCAGGGAGTATCGAGGAAGATGCTCACCGGATCATTGCCTTACACCGTCCTGTTAAGGACTCGGCTGGCTTAGAGCAAGACATTAACGGATCAATTTTCGAGACGGAGCTTATCCAGCTAAAGATGAGAGACGGTCCGCTCGGGAAGACGAAATGCAAATTTATCGCAAAGTATACTAAGTTCACAGAAACGTAAAAACCAAGGAATAAATATGAGTGGAGGACATTTCGATTATAACCAATACCGAATTGAGGAAATCGCGGACGATATTGACCGCTTGATAAGAACGAATAATTCACGCCGGGATTACCCGCCTGATATTCTGAATAAATTCCGTGAAGCGGAGCACACTTTAAGGCAAGCCGCCGATATGGTGGAACGAGTAGATTGGCTTGTAAGCTGTGACGATGGAGAAGAATCATTTAGGAACCGCTGGGCTAAAGAAGTCCGACCTTACTGGAACGACACAGAATCAACCAAGGAATTAACCAAGGAATAACATGAAAGACATCGAAGAAGAGAGATCGTTATCCCCCCGTATGGACTCCGTAGCCGTATGGACATATCGCGGCGAGTTCAATGACGCCGAAGGACACAAGAGCTGCATGGATTACGTCCCGTATGTGGACGCTCGGGAGCTAGAGCTAGAACTAGCCGAAGCGGATGCTGAGATTGCTGAGCTAAAGAAGCGGTTAGAGGCAGGGATAGACGCGCTTAAAGATATTAGCTTGGGGCTAGATGGTCTTTGGATGGGTTCAAGCGATACGGATTAATCGAATGAAACCTTTATCCTTCCATGAATTATTCGGGACGAACTCAGGCGTCAGGAAGACACCGATGGCCACGCAAAGCTTTGAAGAATGGTTCACGTCCCTTACTTCTGGGCTTCCTCTCCTGAGTAAGGATCAAGTCACGCTTACACGAGCGAACTTCCGCAAGGCCATGAAACAAGCTTACACGGCAGGTCAAGGAGACTCGCCATGAAGGAGCGACCAATCCCACCGGAATACATGCACTGCAAATTTTCGGAAATACCCGAACCATACAAAACGGATATAAAGCATTGGATAGAAAGGGAGAAAAACCTTCGCCGCTTTGCCCGAGATATGTGCCTCGTTCATTTCATAGGAATGGCAATCGTCGCAACCTTCTCAGTTGGCATAGCCATTCATTTCCTATTAATGCGATGAGGTCGTTCCAAGAGTGGATTGACCGCAAGGCCATGAAACAAGCTTACACGGCAGGACAAAATGGCGATTATGAAAATTAAAGACTTACCTAGAGACGCAAACATCACCGACTTACGCTTCGTTTACCCCGACGACGGATTGACTTATCATTTAATTCCCCAATGGGGGAAAGGTATTTGGGGGAGGAGAAATCCTAGCGATTTAACAGTGTATCTATTGCTTTGCGATGACATTAAGGAATTTCTTGAATGGGAAGTTGCGCCCAAGGACACGGAATGAAACGCACGCCGTTACGCAAGGTCAGCACTAAGAGAGCCCTTGAGCTAAAGGAGTATTCCAAGCTCAGGAAAGCTTACTTAGTGGATCATCCTTACTGCGAGGTCTGGCTCAGGGAGCACGCCACGGAGTGCTTAAAGACTGCTGGGATTAACGGATGCCCCGAAGCCACGGATATACACCACAGAAAAGGCCGCGTCGGGAAGATGTTACTCGATACGCAGTATTGGCTTGCGGTCAGCCGTGAAATGCATGACAATATTCACCGGAACCCTAAGTGGGCTTACGCCAAAGGGTATCTTTTACTCAAGTAAGAATAACTAACAAATCAGAATGAAATCAGAACTAACGAAAACAGACCAATTCAAGACAAACCTCCAGAAGCTCACGGATTACGCCGTAAGTGATATGCTTTGCGCTATCGACTCAGGGGATGAAATCAACATCTTCCGAACATCCGAGAGGAACAAAGTGTTCATAACCGTCTTGCACGGGCTTATCTCGATTAACGATAACCTTCAATACTCGCCCGATGTTTCAAGGTAATACCCAAGCGGAAACCGCCGCTAATTGCCTATGGCTCGTTAGAAGCTTCGGGCCTAAGCTAATGGCGGGAAGCAACGTAGGTTTCGCGGAAGAGCGCATCTCGGCAAAGGCAAGGAAGGACATCGTCACCAGCAAGCTCAATGGTGGGCTTTTGGAAGACATCGCCAGAGAGTTCAAGTGCTCGTATAGCTTAGTCGTTTCCATTTTGAGCCAAGCGCGAAAAAGCGGAACCATTTTCTCGGACGATGCTTTGGTTAAAAGCGTCACAAAGGAAGAAGTTAACAAGATCTTAGCCCTAAGATTCAGAAGGAAAGAACTCTTGCCAATGAAGTCAATCTCACAAGCCACAGGCATCCCCCTCGGGGCTGTCAGGGCAATCTGCCGTAAGCATAAATCATACGGCAATGCCGTAAAAGCATCAGCATAAGGAATAAGGAATAAGTAATAAGGAATAACAAAATGAAATCTCAAAAACCTGACCGTGTTAACCGCCTCTTTTTTGACATAGAAACATCCCCGAACGTCGGGATGTTCTGGAGGGCCGGATACAAGTTAAGTATCCAACCGGATAGCATCATCAAAGAGCGTGCGATTATTTGCATTTGTTACAAATGGGAACACGAGAAAACGGTTCAATTTGTTCAATGGGACAAGGACCAGTGCGACAAGAAAGCATTAACAGAGTTCATTGAAGTTGCTAATCAAGCGGATGAGTTAGTCGGTCATAACGGAGACCGCTTCGACCTCCCATGGATTAAGACTCGTTGCTTGTTTCACGGGATCCCTACGTTCCCTTCTTACAAAACGATTGACACTCTAGCTTGGGCGCGGCGGAAGTTTTACTTTAACTCAAACCGATTAGATTACATCGGGAAGTTCTTAGGCGTCGGTGGTAAGATCAAGACCACGTTCGACCTTTGGAAGAAGATTCTCTTGGATAACAACCAAGCATCCTTGAGGGAAATGGTTACTTATTGCAAGCGAGATGTTCTGATGCTCCAAGAGGTTTACCTTAAATTAGCATCCGTAATGCCTCATAAGACCCACGCTGGCGTCCTGAACGGCAAGGATAAGTGGGAGAGCCCATTCGGCGGCGGAACTAACGTCTGTGTAAACAAGAAGAGAGTAACTGCTGCCGGGACGGTTCAATACGCCATGCAATGCAAGCAAACCGGACGGTATTACCAGATAAACGAATCCCAGCACGGGAAGTATCTTGAGTGGAGAGCCGAGCAAAAAGACAAAAAGGCTTGACGCCGGACCGGAATTAACCAAGAATTCATCAATCGAATAAAACTTATTCAACAAAAACGAATCAACAAATCAAATGAGCATCCAACACGCAATCCAAGCAGCACCCAAGGACTTCATCAACGAACCCTTGGTCGGTGTTATTAAGTTCCCTAAGAACCCTAAGTTCGGCTTTTATACCGCACTATTGGAAGACGGGGACGATAAAATCAATCTCTCTTGTAACGCGGACTTGTTCTCTGCTTGGAACGGTGCTCGGGTCAAGCTGAGTGTCGAGGGAAAGGGGAAGGGCTTCAGCATCCAGCGCAAGGACGACTGGAACGGGCACCCGCAAGCGGGAGTCGGGGGTAATGTCACTGTTTCAGCGGCAGATGGAGATCAGCCTCCAGCGCAGCAAGCAGCGCAAGATCATAGCCAGAAAATGCAAGCTCACCCTCCTCGCCCTTCTAAGCCTTACTCCAAGACGTATTCTTCCCCGAATACGACCACGGTGCATAAGTCCGTTGATTCCCAGAAAGGGTTAAACAGCCAAGAGCTTGCTCAAGCGTGGGCCGGACTGGCCCGTGAGGTTTACGGAGCATTCAAAGAAGAGTTCGGGGAAGATTTTGCCATTAAGGCCGCGCTTCAAGCACCTGAGTGGGGTGCCCTTTGGTGGTTCGGTGAGCGCAGCGTCCGGGGGCAGGCTAGCGACACCGCCCCTCGTGCTCATGTTCGCCCCCCCGCCCCTGAGGTAGAATACGAAGAAGCAGACGAAGAAGGTATTCCGTTTTGATTAATTCCCCCGTTCTTATTACGGACGGATGCCCCGATGCCCCATACGGACGTTTTAAGCCCCTTTCTGGGGCTTTTCTCGTTTAACGAGGGCCGTCTTGCCCTTTGCCAAACACAGCGTCGTCTTCGTCTGCTAACCGCATGACCAGAGAAAGAACAGGGTTGCTACCTACGATCTTATCCGCATCGCCTGCCCTCTGTGCAAACGCCCCAGCGTATTTAGGATCAACGTAACGGCGATAAAGATAATTATAGCGCGTGTTCTTGGCGAAATCAGATATTTCTTGTGCGCTCGCGTAAATAGCACCAAAAGGACCACCAGCCCTAGCTTTAACAGGGAAAAGGGTGTCTCTGCCACCGGGAGGACTAAGTCGCAATCTGGTTTCGTTTATTCCACGAGCGGTTCGGGGGATAATGGACTCTAAATTATCGTAACCCTTTGTCCCTAAAATGGCGCGCAAGGTGTTCCGCCTGTCAGTGAACTCTCCACCCTTCCTGTAAAAGAAATCGCTTATTTTGCCTATGTCTGCTTGTAAATATCCGTTCGCGGTTGGCTCGAACTGCTGCAAGACGGTTCCTGACGCAGCTGACCTTAGCCTGTCTGCATCCCCATACCTTCCCGCCCTCTCAAGAGATTCCATCATTTCACGAGCAGTCCCCGACGGCAAAGAGAGAACGCGCTGGACAAAGTTTCCATTATTAGCCATATCTTGGCTTAATTTGGCACCAGTTCCAGACATAAACACAACAAGAGGATCATTCTGCGCCTGAGCCATTAAAACATTTGCTTCCTGAGAGGTAAGGTTAGCCTTTTTGGAAGCCGCGTTAGCAAGCGCGAGTGAGCGTTTGGACGAACTGTAACCATTCGTTATCAGCGCTTGCGCGTAATGCCTCTCGAATATCGTCATGGCCTCTGCCTTCGGGATGCCAACCTGAGCAGCGAGACCGTAAAACTTATTGATTTGGTCAACGCTGAACCCGTTCACCGTTCCTGATGATTGTATCCGCGCTAAGGACTGAAGACCCTTGGCATCCATTGAGGAAATCGGGAACCCTGCGCCTGCTAGTTTTTCCGTATCCTTAATAATTCCCGGTATGTCGTAAGCAACAAACCCCTCGCGGAAACCGCTAGCAACTGAAGCGTTCCTTCTGAAAAGTGTCTCATTTACAGTGTCGTTCAACATGCTAACAAACGAATCTCCAGTTTCGGATGCTAACTTGACGGCTGCGGCATCTAAGGGGTTTCCTGTTGAGGCGATAAGATGCCTATACGAAGATACTTCCCTGTTAAAGACATTAAACCCATTCTTGGTGATGTAATCGAAGATAGCGTCAGAGTCTCCTGACTTAATCATCTCGATAACGGGGCTCTCGTTAGCCGCAAACCTAGCTCGTGCTAATGCGTCAGCCGCTTTCCACCTAGGAAGGGCTCCGGGATTAAGCGATCCAAGCGTATGCTCAGCAGCATCATTAAGGACTCCGTAAGCCTCACCAGCCAGTCTCTTTGCGGCACCTTCTGACATTCCCTTCTTGAGTAAGCCGTCATAAACCTCGCCCCTGAATCGCTGAAAGTCACCTAGCGATATAGCATTGTCAACTGATCGCTTAGCATGGAAATCTTTGTATACCTCAATAACATCCTTCCTGATGCTGTTATCGAACAAAACACCGCCTCTCCCTTTAGCTCGCGATACCGCTGCATAAAATGCTTCGTCATTCAAGACGGGTGAATTAGCATTAAGCCCTGTGTTTGCATAAGCCTCTTTTACATGCACCTTCATTACGTCGTCGGACTCATTAACGATTCGCTGAACCGTTTCGTTCCTGACGCCTTTTTGAATATCAGTAAACGGCTTTAGGTTGCCGCCGAAGAGTTCTTGAACGTTTTTATGGTAAACAACCTCTAGTTTTGTCGCTTCCAGAGCGGCGACCTTGGCGCGAGCCTCCAATCCCGGCGCTTTCTCTGAAAAGTTAAGCTTGGCCTTTTCCGATGCCTGCATGAGCCTTTGTGCGTCATCACGGGCATTAACAGCAGCCGATTGAACCCGCTTGAGTTCACCGATATTAGAAGATAAGTCCCGCGCTAAACCGGAAGTGTCGGGTATATCACCGATCTTCATTATTTCTTCACCAATATTTGAGCTAATGCTCCATAGCGATTTAATGGCGTTCTTGTTACCTGCCTCGACCCGCGAGGCTTCCTTCGCAACGTATTCTGGACGGACCTCGCTGAGCGTCACTCCACCGCCGCCGCGTTTAGCGGTAAGCTCGTCTCTAATAATCCCCGCACTCTTCGTCTTGGAAGAAGTCCTTGCAGATAAACCAGAAAGCGATCCTAGAACAAAAGGCAAGCCGTATCGCAAAGAAGCATCAAGAAAGCTCTCTGGCTTAGGCGAGTAATGCTCTTTACCGACTGTTATAAACCTAGCCAATTCACTTGTTCCGGTTAATGACATCGTGTTAGATGCCGCCCTCATAAGTGGCCCACCTACCATTGATATAGGGGCTGCGTTTGCCACGCCAGAGGCAACAATCTCCCTTCCGCTCGTCTCTGTTCTAGCGCCTGAATATATTTCTAAGTCTTCCGCGACCTTTTCACCCAAAGAACCAGAAATAAACCCTATTGCGCCAACCGTAAGCGCTCCCAGAACAGTAGCAGGTGCAGCAGAAGCAGCAGCCGTTGTAGCAATAATAGGAACACCGTATCTAGCAAGCGTAGCAGACAATTGGGATAATGCCCCGATTCCTTCTTCGCCGCGCCGTTGCGCTTCGCTAGGAGTCATGCCCGTAATCGTTGAGCGTGCAGTAGGATACCTGTCTTTATTCGTAAATACGCCGGGCTCTTCGGCTTGCCTTATATCCGTTAACGCGCCGCCTAACGACTCAGTAAACGAACGCTGTTGTGGTTGCGTTGCTTGGGGTGTTTGATCCGTTTGGGGTTGGCTCGGGGCAGTGCCGGCTAGTTGAGCTAACTCATCTTGCGTCAATTCTTTATCAGAACTGAACGTCTTGTCATTAATCTTATAAGTTGGCATTAATCAATTCTTCTAACCGTTGCCCCACTGGGGAATTTAAATGAGCTTCCCGGACTCATAACAATTCCATTCAAAATAGAAGTAATCGAGTTTTTTTGATACCAACGGCGAACACCCTCTGCTGTATCCGAGACTGATTTTCCCTCGTCATACAGGCGTTGCCTTTCTAGCTCAGCCCCAATACTTCTATTGGTTAAGGCTTCACGCAAATCAAGCAATTTGTTCAACGTGCCCTTTTCCTTGCCGATGCCCATCGATGTTTTGTCTACGCGAGCACGTTCACCCTCTGTTATGCTGCCCTGCTTGCTCATCAATAACCTCGTCTGCCTGAGCGCATCCGTGCTTACATAAGATTCAAGGGCTTGCTGGTCCGCTAAATCGGCGTTTTCCATGCCAATTCTGGAAGCAAAAGAACGGACCGTGGTTAAGGTTTCTTGTCCCCACCCTGTTTGGGTCGTTTCCGAAGCCAAAAGCTTTCTTGTTTGAGAAATATCATTAGCTTGATTAGAAGCTTCAATTGCATTATCGCTTACGTCGTTTAAAAACTTAGACGACCTGTTTATTGTATCCGCTTGTTCTAGCTTTCTGGCATCAAGTTTAAGTTGGTCGTCTGCTGATAAAAACACCGGAGTGGATGAGTCAACCTTGGCTTTCGCTGCAATGGTTTGAAGTTCTTTACCATTTGGGAGCCTATTCATTCTTTCGGTAAACTCTTGCACCCCTGCGTTATAAGATGCGCTGTAAGCTGAAGGATCTTTAACGCTTGGTTTACCAAGTGCGGTTGCCTCGGCTCTTAGCTTTTCGTTCTGTCTCTTGAGGTTTTCGGAAGCGTAAAAGAGCTTAGAAGCGTTAGCTTGCGCCTCTGGACTGAATTTATTAACGAAATCGCTATCGACCTGTCCGCGTGTTCTCGCTAACGTGCTATAAAGCTCGTAAGTTTCGTTCTTTACCTTCTCTTCTCTTGCGCCCTGCCCGAGTTTCATTAGTTCACCTAAATCTGATCGCGACTGCTGTGCAAATGCGGCCCTAACTGCTAATGGCGTATCAGGGTCAGTAAGCTGTTTGCTTGCGGATAGTGCTTGAGCCTTAATTTCTGGACTGACCCCCTCTAGGTTATCAACGGACTCGAAGAGCTTCAATGTTGACTTCACCGACCCCTCTAGGGCTTGGTTATTCTTCTTGTTTTGCTGGTATTCCTTAATCCCACCAGCAATGCTACTCCCTACATTAGCAATCCCTTGGCCCATTAGCTCACCGCCACGAGCTACGCCTTGGGCACCTTGAAGCGCACCTTGGAGGTAAGCGTTATAATTCGTTGCCCCAAGCTGTGCGTTTACACCTTCGCCAAATTTAGCCATTAGAAAGTTCCTTAATTAAAGTCATTGAGTTATCGACCGAATAGTTTTCCGAAACCCCCCGCCGCTCCGGCACCTCCTGATATACCACTACCAAGTGCGCCAAGGCCACTCATTAAGCCACCATACATAGCCCCCTTAGCTTGAGATTGAGCCCCCGCGAGTCCGGCTTGAGCACCAAAGATTGCGCTATTGTAATTAGCCGTATTAGCAGAGTCCTTGAGCGCAAGATTGATACCAGCGTTCGGATCAAACAACTGCGGTCCTTGCTGAGAACCAGCCAAGCCAGACGCAAACTGAGAAGCCGCTTGCCCCATACCGGGAGCACTCGAAGGACGGCCAAGAATAGCCATAAAGGGATCAGAGGCGATGCCTTGCTGCATTGCGGCGAGTTGCAAGCCGTAACCACGGTCTTGGGCTAACCCAGCAGATTGAAGTTGCTGGTTATTAAACATCCGCGAAAGGTCGTTTTGCTGAATCCCTTGCGCGAAACCACGGTTAGAATTAAGCTCGTTTTGGTTCCCTTGGTTCAGATTTTGGGACATCCCGAGGTCTTCCATCATGCGCTGACGCTGATTAGCAAGCCTTGAGTAACTCTCTGCGCCGATAGCGGAGTTATCCATTGCGCGGCCCCTTGAAGCATAAGACCCACGGACCCCTTGTTCAAGGTCTCGCATCTCTTGCGGAGTTAACTTACCCGTGGATTTAGCAAATTCCTGAGCTCGAGCATCAAGGGCTTGCCCCGTAGCACCTAAGCCCGTAGAGGCTTGCGCTTGAGAGTAAAGCTGATCCCCAAGGGCTCCACGGCCCACGTTTTGGATATTTTGATCAACGCTTAAAGCCGTAGCTCGCTGCATTTGCGCCGCAAGTGCGGGGTTTGCAAGCATAAACGCTTCACTCGCCTGAGAACCTAGACGGGAAACATCATTAATATCCGCTTGCCGTTGGAAGGATTGAGCATCAGCGTTCTGTTGGCTTTGCGCTCGCGTAGCTAATTCGCTCAAGCCGATCATCCCCATTTGATTTCCGGTCCCCCTGAGGTAAGTATTGTAATCCGCTAGATTAAGCTCGTTATACTGTGGGCGATAAGTCCGCTCGCTCTCCAAGAGCGTCTTCTGTAGCTCGGTGTCTGCCATTGACCGCGTGTAATCAAGTGCCGCCTTACCGGGATCAATAGGGGTAGGAGCTGGAGGTGGAGCGGGGGCTTGGACTGTGGTTGATCCCATTGTGAAAAGTATTAAGTCTTAGTTTTGATTAAAAGCGATTTGAGTCTTTGGAAATCGTAAAATCTTTCTTCTCTTTTTCCGTTAAAGTCTCGTGCCCATCCAATTTTAGGGAGAGGGAAAGGCAAGTGATTATAAAGAGCTGCAAGAGCACCATGCCCAATGACCAACTGAACCCACCAAGCGTCCGCATCCCGTAATTCAACCCACGACTGAGGGCGTGCAATACAGCAGGGCCGTGCAAGAGCAAGAATATCCGGGTCTGAATAAGTATAGCCATGCTCCAAGTAGATACCATGCACACGACTAAAATCTGATCCGTAAAGTTCGATAGCGTTTCGTATTGCTGACACATTTAGAGGAGCTGAATCGCTGTTATTCTTCCAACTGTCGCAGCCATATTTACGCTGGTTGACGCTGATGCAGAGTTCCTGAATCGCAGCTTCCAAGTATGAGATGCCGCCGATAGACTACTGTAATAAACGTGGTAAGTTACTATTGCCTGAGCGACTTGTGAAGTGGATAGAACGCTACCGTCCACACCATCAAGGTTTATGGTTGTGGTGGTCTCTCCACCAGCAGATGCATTTATCGGGAAAGACACCAACAACAATACATCTCCGCCCGTAGTTGTCATTGTTAATGACATCGTAGAAACGTCAACGTAAGAGCTGGACGTTGTCGTTTGGGTGCCGCTGCCTAAGACCGTGGCCTTCAAAGCTGACGTATACTCAAGAGCCGTCGCGCCTGCGTTGACTCGGAGAACCTGCAATGCGGTGCCTGTGTTGGTGGTGGCGAGCTTGGCCGTCGTAATACCACCATCCCTGACGATAATAGCACCGCCTGAAAGTTGCGTCGTGGAGTTATCCACGGCCCCAGCGGCAAACGTAGCGGAGTTAACTGAGTCATTTAGCTTAGTCGCCGTTACTTGGTCAGCGGTTGCAAATGTATTTCCAGTTATTGTGACAGCCATGGTGGTTCTTTTATTCTAGCAGAAAGTATTATTCCTTAGAGGAGATAGGTGGATCGGTTAGTTGAGATGATACCTTAATCATTCTTGCCTTTGGTCGGCCTTGTGATGGCGTGATTGTCATTTGACCGCCATAACCTCGGAGGTTCCCGATACGTCCGCGAATCGAAGCATCCTCGGATACGGGCAAGACGTGGCCAAGGAGAGTAGCGACCGAACTCAAGGTTACGGTGCGGTCTGGATTCTCCGTCTCAAAGGTCAGGACGGCGTCAGCGGTATTAGAGGAAGCGCTTTCAATGTGTAACTCAAAGCTATTGAACCTCTTGCGGTCCATTGTGTTCTGAGTAAACATTCGCGTGGTTAGCTTAGAGGGGATGTAATACGATGTCACAATCCCTCCGGGCTGGAGCAAAAGGTTATCCCTGTCATCAACTCTGGAGTCGATTAAGTGAATCCCGCCGAAACTAGAAACCGTGTAAAGCTTGTTAATCGCGCCAGCACTTGTCCGAATTACGTCACTAACATCCCATCCTGATTGCTCCACGATGTCCAAGGACTCCCAACCTTGGTTCAGCATGTTGTAAACGAAGCAAGCGTTATTAACCGATGAGGCATCCAAGGGGACAAATATCCAGTAACGGTTATCGTGATAAACGCCGACTGAATTAAGCGCGTAAGTCGGGTTAATCCGGTCCACTAAGGGTTGAATGGCCTCAGAGAGAGGCAAAGAAGACCCGCGAAGGTTATAAAGGTCTCCGAAGTCTACGGAGTAAACGCCGTTGTCTGATAAGAAGAAGATTTGATTCCCGATTTGGGCAATTGACTTCCGGCTAACGCAGCCAACCTCGCGGGTAATCTCTTTGACTACCGCGTTTTGAAGTTCACCAGAGATTCCTGCAATGACATGAATCGAGTTCCGGCAAAAGATCAAGATGTTATCATCCGCAAATTGCTGCATTGCGACGACGTAATCAGCGGACCCAGAGGCTATCTTGAATTGGTTCTGGATTTGGTCAAATGTATCAGCATCAAGGATATCTGAAGCAATAATTTCATCACGAACCCCTCTATCCGTAATAGTCGGACTGCCGGAAGTGCCAGTTGACACGTAATTAAACGGCATCCAAAGACGGCGTTGGTGATAAATGCCCCACGGGGGGCAAGGCATATGCGTGAAGCCAAGACCGATGGATTGTTTCATGCCGATCACGACCGATGTGGCCGTAAAAGCATCAGCACTAGCAAAGAAAGTAAAGGAGTTAGGTCCGGGGACCGTGGCTACGGTATAAGTATCCCCTAGGATCAACGGGGTCGTGCCAGCATCCATAATCTTTACTTTGTCACCGACTAAAAGCCCGTGAGCCGTCTCTGTTACCGTAACTACGCCAGCGACGTTTGCCGTGTTGTTAGATGCTGTTAAGACCAATGGTTGCGTGTAAGCACCATTAGGAACTAAAGTAAAGGCAGGAGATCCGCTGATGGACCCATTCCAGACTAAGGCCGTGACACTGTCTCGGAAAAGGTAAACCTTGTTAAAGGCTTGTTTCATGTCTACGGGGCTAGAGATCGTAACCCCGGCGGGGTAAGCAATCGTTACGGTGCTTTTGTCGCTTATCTTAACTGCAATGCAGGATTCGTTCTGCGCTAAGAGGATATATTCTGCGCTAGATGCGGAGGCATCCGAAAACAAACAAGAGCCAAAGACTTGATTAGTCGCGGCGATAATTGAACCAGTGCCGATAACGATAGTTCCAGCAGCGGTGCCAGCGGAAGCCGTTAACGGATAAGTGAACTGCGTGACTGCTCCGGGGGTTCCTGCCGTTACAGTTATGGTTCTGTTTCCGTTAGGATCAGGAGTAACTCCTGTGATACCAGACACGCCCACTACGGTTCCGGTATAAAAGACCTCGGGCGCAGCGAAATTAACCGTGATTAAGTTGCTTCCGGTGGTTACGGACGAAGGTGTTGCGTCGGCATAAAGATAAAAAGGAAAAGTTAATACGTCCGTTCCGCTTGAGATAGTCGGGCCGAAGTTATCAATCCCTTTTCGTGGTTGCCAAGACCCATCAATCCCCATCCGTCCGTTCTGGGAAAGGGCAACCTCGCTAGGCTGGAGCTGGTCAGGCCGCATCCGTTGGTTCATTCTCGTGAACCCACGATCTCCTTCGTCTACAATCGGGGAGTCATTATTTCCTGATTTGGGGTATCTTGGCATCGAATTTGAATAAAGTCTTACTTAGTGTGAGCTTTCTTAATCGCCCGAATATCAGGGTATTTCAGATCTTTGTCACGGTTACTTAACTCGAAGGAAACCCAAGCCTCTTGAGCTTCTTCATAAGTGTAACGAGTCAGGTTTCGGCGGGTTAACTCATCCACGATTGAGGCGATCCGGGCACTTTGCTCTAGGTTCCCTAGTTCAATCTTTCGCTCTAAGCCCGAGACTAAATTGGCTAAGTAAAAAGCCATGCACGCAATTGAGGCGCAGATAGCAGCCGTGGTTCCCACTGGAACCCACGTTTTTTCTACACTTAGTTTTACATCATTGCTCATAATTAAGATTATTTGTCAGACACCTTTAATACATTATGCAGGAAGAATTTACTCCACCAGTAAACGGTTAGCCCGATTGACCTGAACAAAAGATGCTTTGCCTTTGTGTTGATAAATAACGGTTTGCACCCTAATCTGTAACAATAAGTCACGGGCTTATCGCCGAACTTGCGCCAACTGTCGAAGGTATTCCTTTGCGACTTAGTGAAGTCCGAGCTTGACCAGTTCCCGATCTCGATGTCCACGGTATCACCGGAGTTATAAAGATACCAGTTAGCGAAAAGGTTGTCGCTTGAGCCGCCCTTGAGGGTCAAGTGGTATTGCCCACCCGAGCAAGTAACGAAATCAATGAATTCGCAACGATTAGTCTTAGAGCCTACGTCTACGCAATCTTCCGCCCCGCCGATTACAATCTGGATGCTCCGATAAACTTGGTCCTCTCTTTGGTAAAACTTAGCAGTATCGGACCAGCTACCTTCCCTCCATCCGTCGGCCACGGGGTCGAGGATTAAGTCAAAGTCAGGTGGATCATCCCCGCCGCCGTCCCAACTACGGTAATTGCGGTCATGGCGGACGCTCACCCGCCCCCCTTAATTTCCATTAAGTTAGAATAATCGACCTTAGCGCGGTGTCCCTTGATTAGCTTCTTGGTCGTTGCGTCCATCGCTGAAGACAAATGCTCGCCTAGAACCTTTGCTTCTTTGGGTTTCTCTATTTTGTATTGCTCGACGGCTTGCGTGACTTGCTGCAGGCCAGTCCTCATTCTGCGGATAACGAACAAAAGGAAGGTCAGGAATCCGGGGACAAAGATGCACAAAGCCGCGATCCCGGCGAACCCGAGGAGGGCTGTAGGCGTAAAGAGGTTAACTCCGGTATCTTCTAGTTCTTTGTAAGCATACTTCTTCGCAAATGCTTTCCACTCCTCTGCGCGTGCTTGTTCAGCCAATAGACCCCTTTCTAAGGCCTTTATGGCCTTCTGCGAGTCATCTACCTCGATTACGGACTTAGGGACTCCTAGGCTATCGGAAAGGGGAACAGCTACGGAGTGTATCTCTTGGACTTGCTTTTCGGGATCTGCTTCTAAGGTTGCCGACTTATCCCGAATAAACTGCGCCCCTTGGCGTTCCGCCTCGATTTGCTTTTCTGGCTTCTCCGCTAACTCAGGGTCAATCTTTTCTTGGAGAACCCGCCACTGAGCCATCTGACATGCAGTAAGAAACAGGAATGCAATCGCTGAGAGTAAACTCAGTGTAATTCTTCCGGTTCTCATTCACGATTACTCCTTTGGCTCTGGAGCCAAGGCATCAGCTATCACGCGGATAGCTTCTTTTAAGACGTCATGGGATGCGCCATCACAGACGAACTTCTGCTCTACTTGGGCGAAAATATTAATTGCTTCGTTGGTAGTCATACAAAGATGTTCTGTTAGGCTTCCAAAGATGTCAAGCGAGCGCGGACATCTTGCAGCTCTGCAACCAAGACCGCGATGACCTCAGATGAGCTGGCCTGCATTGATTGATGAATTGGGTTTCCGTCTTCATCTTCTGCATCCTTTTCTCCAGTAACGGATAAAGGGAATACATCAGCAAATTCGTGAGCCAAGAAGCCAGTGAACGGAGTTCCACCCGATTTCCACGTTCCAACTTTCGGCAAGAGCGCATCAATTAGCGCACCGCTATTAGCGACAGCACCCGTGATAGTCTTGAGGCGATAGTCAGATGAGGTGTTGTAAGCGGTCGAGGTGTTGTTTGTGACGATTTGACCGACAGTCGATGCGCCTCTGGCGAAGGTAAACGAAGAACGATTAACATTATCGGTGTTGTTTTCGTTACTGTAATACATCGGCCCGTAGGTCAATGTGGACTCAATCCGGGCTCCCGTGCTAGTAACTCCATTGCTCGCCGTAACTTTCCCCGTGACGGCGAAGCCGCTTGTGCCAATGGTAACTTGATTATCTGCGCCTAGAACGAGCGTCTTGGTGAGGGCGGGGTTAACATAGATGTCACCCGTTGACTTGATGTGTCCAAAGCTCGCGCCGCTAAAATTGAGGACTCCACCAGCGGCGGTAATCGTTACCTCGCCGCTCGCACTCAGCGTCGTGAACGCGCCTGTGCTGGGCGTGGTCCCGCCGATTGCGCCGGGAGCCGGGAATGATGTAACATTTGCACTGCCGTCAAAACTGGACCCGCCGATGGTTCGGGAGGTGGCCAGAGCCGTGGCGGTGCCTGCGTTGCCCGTAATCGTGGTTTGGTCGCCAGTGTTCGCGCCACTGCTTGTGCCTGAAAATGTTCCGCTTTGAGTGGCCAACGTGCCGAGGCCGAGCGTGGTGCGAGCAGTGGCAGCGTCGGCGTCATCGACCAGCGTAAGCCCGTAAGCGGAAACGGCACTGGACGCCAGTCGCGCCGTGGCGTCTACGGCGTTGATGGTGATTGCCGCGCTGCCATCAAAAGCCACCCCGTTAATGTTCCGCGCCGTCAGTAGTGTCTCCGCCGTCGTCGCTGCGCCGGAGGTCGCAACGGTATTGTCCCCCGTGTTAGTGCCGCTCAAATTAGCGACCGCCGCATTTGCCAACATCGCGTTAGAAATCGCACCATTAGCAATGGCCGTAGTATTCCCTGTGCTCGTAACGGTTCCCGTAAGATTTGCGTTCGTAGTAACAGTATCCGCGTTACCAGTTAACGCACCAACAAATCCACCCGTAGCAGTAACAGCACCAGCGAACGTAGGGGCGGTAGCGGAGAGCTTGCGGGTTCCGTTAGCTAGCCCATCAATGGCGAGATATTCCCCAGATGCCGTTGACGACGCTGTGGTCGTGATGTCTTTGATTCTAAGGTTTGCCATGTTGTTTTACCGTTAAGATGCTGCGATTAAAAAGTCCCCTGAGCTGCTAATAAAAGAATTACCTAGGTCATCCACAAAAAACCCTTCGATAACCACCGTCCCCGTATAATCAGGCTGGGACATGATAACGTCCGAGTAAAACTCTCTATCTGAAAACGCGGGTCTAAAGCTTTGCCTTACGACATCCGAGGGAACCATCAAGACTGACTCGAACGTCTTAGCCATTACCGGAAGTTAAGTTCTTGGATTTCAAGGATAACGTCAGTCGCGTCATCACGGATGCCCTTAGCAGCAGCAGCCATAGAGTGCGTCAAATAAGCAGTGGAACCGTTAAGGTAAACAAATCCCTTGATGCTCGTTGGATCCGATCCGTCGAACGTAACCCGGCAGTTAGCATCCGTGAACTGTAACAGAACGTGCGTGGTGTCTGCCAGTAACGTGTGGTCGATTAAGGAAACGGCTGAAGCCCCTACGGTTCTTTGCGTATGAGAAGCTCCGTCTTGAGGAATAGCTTGTGAGGGAGTATTAACGATGCGAGAGTTAGCCATTTGAGTTATCGGTTAGATCGGGAGACGTAAGTTGAGATTCTGCGGAACAAAGCGTTGTTGTTACGCTGATGTTGAGCTTTCTCTAATTCTAGCATTAAGAATTGTTGAGCAACTTGTTCTTCTATCCCTCCCTTATCGTTCTGCCCGTCCATTTTTAGGAAGTCAGCGTAAGCTGAGTGCGCCGCGTAATAAAAGAACTCAAGGGGGATGCTCGTCGAAGCGGTCGTATACGGCCCGTCCCAAGCCTTCGTAAAGCCAACCCAGAACCCTTTGAGTGCCCTGTTGTTACCGATAACGTGCGCCCCATCCGAACTAACGTAGAACTCGTATTCAATCGCTGAGTTCAAGTCCAATGGATCATTCCCCCATATACGGCTATAACTGTCAATATCCGGGATAGTGTCCGCTATGGCGGTCCCTGAGCCAGTGTAAGTCTCAGAAGCCGTGTTAGTTGTTACTAAGTCGTAAGTGAACGTATCGTCCGTAACCGTAGTCTTGTCAACTTCGGTAACTTGATATGATCCATTAGGACTCACGGTTCCGCTTAAACCCGCCACGGTTACATACATTCCCGCCACAAAGTCCACGGCAGCAGAAGCCACCACGGTAACGGTTGATCCATTGCGGGTTGCAGTCGTAATGTTCGCGCTTATACCCGTAAAGCTCTCGGCGATAATGTTGTTACTTGCTGGCCGCGCTTGAGCACCCACAATGTATCGGCTCCACATCGGGGAGGTCCGGTAAGCTTGATAAAGCCTACGATTTGCAAAAGCAAGGATGTTTGTTTGCTCTGACGTAGTGAAGTCACTAACCCCGGCAAGCGCGGAGATTAATGCGTAAAGGTCCGTGTAAGTCTTAACTGCCATATTTATATCTTGTTAGGTGAAAGATGAGGAAACCGTTTTTGGAAGTCCTTGAGGAATTCCTTAGAGTGGATCTCAGCGTGCCCGTATTTGTCCTTCAAGCGGTAGAACTCCCAACTAGGGATGCTGGCAACATGCCGACCTAGTCCGGCGATTTCCTTCATCCCTCGACTTTGCTTAGCTTCCTCAGCAGCCTGAAGCTCGCGCCGATTTTCCCATTGCTTTTTTAGCTCAAGTCCTTGGGTTAATTCTCGCATCAAGGCTTTGTTGACTTCTCCGTCGCTGTATTTTGGGAATGACGTAATAAAATTCATGCTTATTTTTAAAAATAATAAAGGGGCGCAGCTTAAAGCCACACCCCCATATTAGCAAGGATTTCCCGTGCGGGACTGCTAGTTACTTAGTGAACTGGGCGAGATTCCACATACGGATACCGATAGTCCATTTACCAGCGGTCAACGACGCGACAGCCGCATCGGTCATTTACGGTAAGTTTAGGCATGATGGATTATCTCCGTTAAGGGTTAGCTGATGGCGGTGATTTTACCGAACGCGCCGGGATGTTTGACACAAACCGTGCCAGTGAAATCCACATAACCACGCTCGCCACCACCAAGATTTGGCAGACGGCTAGAACCCAGAGTAATCAACTCGGCAACACTGAGGAAATCAGGATTGATAAGGTAACCAGTGTCTTTGTTCGTCGTATCAGGAGCGCAATCAGGGTTCATGTTAACGATGGACACCTGACCGTGGTCAGACGAATACATGTCAACAGCGAGCTTGATTTCGCCCGAACCACCGGGATAACTAACTTGACGCACGCTGTAATCGCCAGAAGCCGAAGTGCGAGCAAAGTCACTGATGATGCGGCGAAGAGCCGTGTCAGCAACCAACGTAAGGCTGTTAGTCGTTCCCGATACCCGATAAATCGAGGTAATCAGGTTATTGAAAACAGTTTCCGTAAGTGCGCCAATGGCGTGAATCGAAGCGGCAGGAGTCCGATAATCCGAAGGAACATCAAAAGGACCGCCAGAATCAATCCAGTCACCCAATCCACGCATACCGTAAGACGTGCCAGCACCATTCTCAACAGAACGGTCATTAGTCGAACAAAGAGTAGCTTCGATGTCGCGTTTAATTTCGCGGACAGCTTTGCTCTCGGCTTGTGCAACCTTGGCTGGGCCAACGGAATCCACGGCGTTCTGAAGATCAGAAACCATGTAATCACGACGGAATTTCTGGACGTAATTACCTAACCGAGCGCGGTTAGAAAACTTGTCCGTAAAGGAGGTAACATCAGCACCTTCAGCAACGCCAGTCGTAACTGGGGAAGAAAGGCTGTCAACGGTCCACTCGACAAATGTCGCGGTGGCTTTCGACTTAGAAGCCGAAGAAAGGACGGGCGTTTCTTGCGGAGCAAGAATCGTCAATACGTCCAGAAGGTCTTCACGGTTAGAAACCGCTGAACCATTATTAGTAGTGTCGTAAGTGTTTGAAAAGGCCATAAGGCAGGATTAGATAGATTTACGTTTAGAGAGTTGTTCAGTACGGAGAGCAACAAAGTCCTTAGCGTCGCCTGTAGTCTTGAATCGGTTTTGGATGTCCTTGATAACCTTAGTCGTTTTGGACTCAGGCCTTTCACTTCCTGCGGAAGACGAACCGGGATTATACGGAGGGTCTGCGCTTAAACTTGGTTTAGAATCAATCCTGATTTCCTTGCGCCCATAAATGGAGTTAGCGGCGTGTGCCACCATGTATTCCATATACGGTTCAAGCTCTGGAACGGCTTCTACGGCTTGCCTAAGCACCGGGGACTCACGGAGAGCCTCGTATTGCTTACGCACATCGTTATCTTCCCCATCAAGCCATAATAGCTCTTTGTGTGCCGCCGCTGTCATTTGCCCCTTGAGCGCATTACGCTGCTCTTTAGCACGAAGAAATGCTAGTTGAGCTGGAAGGTGTTCCTTGCGAGCCTTTTGTGCATCGCGGAAAACCTTTCGGACTTGCGCTTTTGAAACATCATTACCATCAACCACCGCCACTGAATCATCAGCAGCCATATGGTCGTTATTCCAGAGAACATCCTCAGCCCACTCAATCGCCTCGTCTAACTCTCGGGCTTTCGCCTGAAGGTCAGGAAGGGTCTTTATATTAGCATACGGATTAATCTCTGTTTTTTTAGTAATAAGCGGGTCAATCTTTGGCTGCTGGACTTCATTAAGTTTAGCCTCAAGGACCGCAAGCCGTTCTTCTGCTTGTTTTCGTTTAGCTGTAAGCTCACCGAATCTAGCAACCGCACGACTACCTAATTTGTCAGCCAGTTCACGGAGTTCCGCTTCTGACATTGTTCCTAAATCAATTTCTTTGGAATGAACATCTTGGACTTCCTCGGCTTTTGGTTCCTCTAGCTCCTCGGGTTCCTTGCTTTCCGTTTCTCGATGGGGTTCCTTTGGCTCTAGGGAGTCCTTTAGCTCCGGTTTATCGGGCGTGGCGTCAGGTTTTTGGGCCTTCATCCTTGCCGCTACACGTTGAGAGGCGAACATCTCAGCCGTGATATTAGACTTTACCGCTGGAACTTTATCCACGTCAGCGTTCGTGGTAGTGACTTCGTTAATCATTTTGAATCCGCTCTCTTTGCGCCTGAGCGACTGCTTAACATCATACTAACAAGGGTTTTTGGTGCTTGACAAAAACTAGGAGATTATTAACTTATGCCTATGAATAGTAAGCCTCGTCCACCCACACAGTTTGACTGGGTAGCCCCAGAACATTTTCGTGACGCTCAGAGTATGACTCGGAATCGAGCGGGTGAGTTAATCATTAAGCTTAACCCTATCTTTGAATACAGCCGTAAAAACCCACCCGAGTTCCTTGCGGGAGCTATCCGCAAGATGAAGGAGCGTAATGTTTAACCGAATGAACCTTAACAAATACCGCGTAGAGTGGCGCGAGTGGATACGCTCTGGCTCAGAACGCTTCCAAGGGCACGAGGTCTTGTGCTCAGGAGAAACCATTGTGTTAGATGAAAACGAGGATGCTGTTAAATTCCGTATGAGCCGGATATTCAAGAGAATGGAAATTATTTCCGTAACAAAGGATTAATTGCTTGACAGAAATGCTATCCCCCCCTCAGACTCCCCCTTTCTTTAAGGGGTTCTTTTATTTTTCGCTACTTCATACCTCTTTTAACTTCCTTAACTTCTTTTAATTACATGGACATTACCAAATCAATTACATCTCTTAGTAACTACCAAGAATTCTCTGAGTTCATTCACCAGATTTATTTCCTCCGCGAGGAAGCAATCTCTAGCTTATTTCAAGCTAAGGTAGATGACGTAATGCAGATTAGCGGTCAAATCCTAGCTTATGACCAAATTCTTAAAATGGTGAACTCTGAAGTGTTATTCGCTCGGCACCAGTAAGCACCTGACGCTAGACCCGTAAAGGCCGTATTATGTTGAGATCAGCGACACGGAAAAGTCGGGTGCCGTCGCTGTTGGTGTCGTATCGTTATTTGCGGCCCCCAGCGTCATGGTTGCCCCGATGCCAAGGCTAAACGCGAAGCCCTCAATAGGCAGCGGATAAACCAACGTCCCGCCTGATGGGAGGCTGCATACGATGACAGGTGTTCCAGCCCCAGCTACCGGGACCGAGGCCGTGTTATATAGCTTGAAATGCCTTGCGGTGGCCGCGTAGTTCGTGAATACCACGGTGCGCAAGATAGCTGGCACGTTGCGGATGGAGACCGAGTTCACGTTCACCGCGCCCGCCGCGCCTAGTATGAATAACGGTATTAACGGAACCGTGCTGTGGCCTATTGCTATCGAGCTTGTGGCCGATGATATTGGCGAGGCTGCTGGGAAGTTGCCAACATTAATCGTCTGCCCAGCCGCTACACCTACAGAACCGATCACGTTAGTGCCAGCAGGGATAGAGGCGTTCAGGAATACAACGCCAGTGCCGTAGCTGTTGCGGATGTAAACCGTAGCATTTGTGCCTGTACCACCAACAGCGCGGACACGGAAGTATTTAGTGCCTGCGGTATTACCTCGATACACCCCACCGACTGTAGTATTACCAGCGAGAATCGTGTTCACAACTCCAGTTTGCCTGCCATTGATGTTAGTCCAGCCACCATCAACACCGTTGGTCGAGCTTACGGACGCTTCAAAATAAAACGTCGCACCGCCCAATGTGCCGGAAATTTCTACAATCCACGCGGAATCTTCTGTAGTGCCTTCTAAAACCACGGTCGAGTTAGCACTAGGAGCGCCCGACACAAGCACGCCATCACCCGCAGGTGCGACAGCATTGGTATCTGAGGCGGTTATCGTGCCCGTGATAAACGATGGCGCTTGGGCAACATTAACTGTACCGATAACTTTTGTTGTCTCTTCTGTCAGTGCCACTGTACCCGTTGCGGAAATCTGCCCTGTATCGTTCGATTCTCTAAATCCAAAAGCAAAGCCCTCAACAGTGCCAGACGTGTAGGCTGTTACCCGCACCCGCAAGAACTTGAACAACACTGGCACCTTGATAACGCCATTCGCTGTCGCTGTCAGGGTGTAAGGGTCAAGAACAACTCCTGTTTTCTGAACCACAATGGGGACGAACGTCCCGTTATCGTTTGAGCCTTGGAATTGAACCGAACCCACCCACGTGCCAGTAAATTGCACCGAAATAAACTTGTAGGCGGAAGCGTCAAATGAGGCGATAAGGTCATTGTTTAGGGCGGTGACGTTAGCGACCACAATGACGACTGGAACGGACGGCACAACCTCTTGCCCATCGCTGTCGTAGAGCGTAACGCGAGCGGCTTTGCTTACCGCGTCAACAGTTTGCAGGTCACTAGACGCACCAGATTTAATTTCAACAGCCATTTATGCCACCCTCCAATTGATTCCGTAGGTTCCGTTTGCGCGAGAGTTATCCATCGCGCCGTAGATTGTAAAACCGACACCCATAACCAGTGAATGCACGGCAAGCCGGATCGGGTCAACCAGCATATCATCAACCGAATGCTCATCCGTCTCGGCGATATTCATTGCAACAAAAACCCTTGAATCTGCCTCGACACCTGCCTGCCCCGTAACCACCGCCTGCGCCGTCATTGCCCCGCGCCGAAGTTTAGCGTTGCAACGCCGTCAGTGATTCGCGCGGCATCGCCAGACGCCGTAACGACCCACTCAATCTCGCCGGCTTCGTTCTCGCCTTTGACTAAGTTAACAGCAGCGAGACCCTTGAGGACCAGCGTAGCCGAACCGTCAATCGTCTCCGATCCCGTGGCGGTCAAGGTGATATTCGTTGAAGCCGTATTCTTTACGGTGATCTGTGGTCTAGCGTTAAACGAAGGGACGGCGTAAGACGCATTTGTTGAGAGAATAAAGTTATTGTTATTGTAAGTCGTGCTAGTGCCCATGATGGTAAGTGGCTGAGTGGCTAAATGCTGAGTTCGTTAATTTTATTATAGGCTAGTTGATTCGTGGTTGGCCGTTGGCATGGGGTTAACTTTGCATCCCTTGGGTCTGGACTTGGCCGACGCTTGCGGGGGCCGTCCCTGTCTTACCGATCTCAGCGTTCTGGGCTTGCTGCATCATGAACTGGTATTGGCCAGCGTATTTCTCCAAGCGTCCCTTGAATGCTTCGTCCGCTTGGAACCTTTGGGTAATATCGGGCTGTTGAGCGTATTGCTGAATGACCTGCATTGCAATCTGCGCCCCGTTAGCTCGTGCAGGAACCTCAATGCCAGCAAAGATTTTCGTAAGATCGTCAGTAACAAACTTAACCACTTGCTGCGAGCCTTGCTCTTTAGGTTGAAGGATAGCATCAGCGGCGATAGGATCAATTGCATTAGCTGCTAGGTCAATAAATGCATCCATGTCAATCCGACCATTTTTGTCAATCTGGGAAAGACTCAGCATTGCTTGTAGCTTTTTCTCAACGGTCTCGGGATCGTTATTCAAGACGTCGTAACCCAGCATGATGTCGAAGTTTTCATCAGGATCGCCTTTGCTGAACTTCTGTGGGTCCGGCGTTCCCGTAACGCGGAACCAAGTCTCGTCAGGGCCGAATCGCTGGAAGTTCTTAAAGCACATCTTGATAACGCTTTGAACGTGAAAAAGGAACTTTTCGACAAAGTAACGACGGATGTCCGTAGAATCGACTCTGTTAGAATCAAGTCCAACTAATCCGTCAGCCACCTTGAGCATGGTTTGTTCCATCTCCATTGATCCGGGGTTGTATTGAGGCTGTGGACCGAACATGAATTCCCCTTGACGGCGATAAGGGATAAAGCCGCCCGGACGCCAATCCGAGGGAGCATTCCCCACGGGGTGCATAATTGGTGGCAGCGTGGCCATTGAGTTCCTGTCTATGCGAGAATCGCGCTCAATCTTTGTTTGCCATTGGCTACCACGAAGGAGTTCTGGAAATGCTTGGGTATCGTAAAGACGCTTCGAGTCCTCGAATAGCTTAGTCACAATAACGGGGTAATCCTCGTATCCGTTAAGGAGTTCAAACTTAGCATACTGAGGGGAGTCCTTGATCTTCGTCGAAAGTTCGCGGTGGAATACCGTGCAGTAAATGCCTTGAGAACCATCTTCGTAATCGACGAGTCTTTGGTATCCGTAAATAACCTCAATCAAATCCTCCGCTGAATACGACGAATCCGTAAGATTAATCGAGCGGCGACCTTGATTTTGCTCCTCAATGGTCAAAATGTTTACACCTTTGTAATGCTCGATAACGTAATCCACCCAATCTTGGTCCCATCCTTCGGTTGCAACTTTGTTAAGTAATTCTTGAGGAGTGTAATACGTCCTCCAGAAACAATAAGGAGCACGCTGTGGATCCGTAACATAAGCCGGAAAGAAAAAGTCCCCGTCAGGCGTCAGCGTTTGAACCATAGGCCGATTGACTTGATTACGCTTAACGCTAATGATTGCTACACCCGTTTTTCTGAGGTCATTAAGTGCCTTCTTAGCCTTTTTGTTACTCGTGGCTGGGTATGCTTGCTGTAATTGCTGCGTAAGCATCTCGTCAGCAGAACCATCAAGGACACCTTGCGCTAGTTTTGGGCTTGCTTGGGCGATTTGCTCTAAGCTAATCTTTTGCTCATAAGTATTGCTTTGCTTATCCCAACCGCAGTAAGTAATTGCTAGTCCGCGCTCTAAGAGATAATTAGCGGAAAGCTCCATCTCTTTCTTAAAGCGAGGAATATAAGAACTCAGCATCCATTTCAGGAAAGAGCTAACAACCCTAGCCCGACCAACATCGTTCACCTCGACTGGGTAAGCTCGGATATTAGCCCGATTCATAGCCCCGACAAATAACGCCACGTAAGAGTTAATGCGCTCGTCAATTACATGAGCCTCCATATCGGAAGAACCTTCCCAAGGGAACGCATCAGCCCCGTGCTTTCTCATGTCCCGACTCTTACCCGGCCAGTAGTTCCGGCGGTCGTCGTAATTCTGACGACATTGATCCAGATAGCCTTGAAGCTCATTCAAGGTCGTGTCGTAAGCCTTTTTCAACAAAAGGACATTCGGCTCTTTGAGTTTATATGTTAAAGCTTCGTGCTCTTCGAGAGATTCGTTATCCATGTCAGTGTTAGGCTTTCAGTTTTCGGGAAATAGATTCAATCATAACGTAAGAAAAGCCTTTGTTAAGACCTATCTTATCAGCAAGTAACGCAGGGGGTATTGGATCAGGGTCGGCCATACATATCTTTTTGAGGATTTCAAATCCAAGTAACCGATCCATTTGCTCATCTTTCCAAGCAGGGTCAGAGGTAACGTCCAGTAAGCGAGGCATATCGGTAAGTTGTTCCTTTGGCATCCGTAATCGCATGAATTGGTATCTTCTTACCTATTAGCTTACCATGAAGACGGCGAGGAACCACAATGGGCCACTTCCCCTCTAAGCCTTCAATTTTGGCAAAAAGCCAGTTCGGATTAGGTGCCCCGTGGATAACCATTCCGATTAAGTTAATCGGGACAACCGAAGGAACCTCTACGGCTAGTGTGAATTTAGCCGCCGCTTCCTCCGTCAGCCATGTGTTCTTTCCTTTCCCAGAGCAATCCCCAGAGTCAATCTTTAGGGTCTTGATTTCGTCCGCCTCGGCGTAAGTAATCCCGAGTTTCTTAGCTAGGTTTGTTAGTTTAACTTTCATTATTTTGTGAGCCGATTAGATGGCCTTATCGGCTCAGTATCCGCCGCGTTTGTTAGATTTTGCCTTCATGGCCTGTTCATCTATGTAATTAATCCCAGCAATTGCCGCATACCGAATTACGTCAATTGGGTCTTTCCATGCTTCATCAGGCCCACCCTCTGCCGTGTATTCTTGTAAAGCATGAATAATGTTCTCACAGCGGTCCGAGATGTAAAAATGCGGACGATTAAGGGAATCAATTGGCTTTTTCTTGCTATACGCCATCTTGGTCTGGAGGGCTTGTAACCCATCGTCGATGTCTAGCCCCGGCGCAGGGATAAAGATTAATCCGTTATCCGCAAGGTCTTCGATAATAGAACTAGCCCCATCCCCTTTAGAATACCTCGCGGACCCTAACCTCGGGTCAATTAAACGCTCCAGTATCTCTTCTTGGTCCTCAGACCTTTCAATAAGGTCAATGTAATCCTTAACGCCGTAACCTAGCCCCTTAGATCCTTCTCCACCAATAATCTTCCCCCCGTGCCATTTAGCCCATTGGCCTACGTTTATATCCGGCCACTCCCTGTAAACATAATAAGTCTCCGTGGCGTCCACGGCAATCCAGCACATGAACCAGTTCTTTCTCCCAGCAGGATCAAGCACCATATACCTCGTAACTCCTTTCCTTGGAATCATCTCGTGCTTTATGACGTTAACCTCTGGTGAGAAATTAGGGAACTTGCTCCCACTCATGCTAGTAGGCACGCCATACAAAGCCGTAATGGTGTAATCATCGTCCTCTTTTGCAACGCATTGCTCCAAGAGGGATCCATACCCTGACCACGGATTGTCCTTACTGTGAAAGTAAACAATCCCCGTGTTCATCTTGGCGTTCTCTTGGTAATACGGAACAGTCCTTGGCTTACTTAGCCCCTCGGATACGGATCGTGTCTCAATCGTCTTAGCCGTATCTCGGTAATTCTTAACCGTCTCCGTCTCCCCGTCCTTCGGGGTAAAGCTGATAATGAGCTTTGCGTTATGCGTGGCTAACCGGAGATACAAACGGTCAATTAAGTCCATGCCCATCAAATACTCGTCCAGCCATGCGCCCATGTTATCCGTTGTCGGCTCTGGACTGCCTAGCTCCATACCCTCAAGAATCGTATCATCTTGAATCCATTGAGTATAGAACTTGAAAATAATCATGCTCCCGTTCGGGAAGACCAGCTTGTTATCCGTGAACCCGTTCTTGAAACTGTAATTGATGTTCTCAATTTTTGTCAGCATCCGGCTCTTGAATTCTAACGGAAGTGCATTATACACAGCACTTTGCTGAACAACTACGCTAATTTCTTTGTTCTGGCTGAAACAATAAATCAAGGACTTCGGGTTCTTGATCGCCGCCTCTACGACTTTCTTAGCAGCGAACGCCGTCTTCCCGGAACGGTTCGCCCCAAAAAGCAACGCCGTCCTGAACATCCGTAACGCTTTATTAGCGTATTCCCAATGAGGAAGGCTAAAGCCATACCGATACGGGTCTTTCAAGGAGTTCTCAATCGCCTCATGGTAAGCCTCCCATAGCTCAAGAACCCTCTCGGGCTCCATCTTGGCTAACTCGCTAGGAGTCGGAGGTTTAAGGACTGGATGCGCTCGCCAATTCATAAAATTCTTGCAGGGAAAAGAGGGCAGTATTTCCGGCAATTCATAAATAACTCTCCCTTTCAGTCGTTAACTCTTCCTTTTGGTGCTTACTAGGACTAGTCGGTTTAAGGACTTGATGCGGTCGCCGCTTATCGGGATTCTCTGGCACGTAGATAACCGTGCCGTCTGCTCTCGTAATCTTGCTGGAAGACTTCCCGTTATGAGATAACACTTGGCTTATTTCCTCTAAACTCCAACCGTAGTCAGTGTAACTAGGACGAAACGTATCCGTAATGTCTTCGGTTCCGTTGATATTACTCATAGCTTTCCCGATCAGTTCCTAGTTCTTCTTCACAGTGCTCACTGGACGTTAAATCACTCCAAACAATAACGTAACTCATTCCAGAGAAACCACTAATATGGTAAACCACCATCCCTTTCATCTCCCCAATCTTGTGATAAACAACGGACCCAAGCTTGAACTTAAACACTGCTAATCCTTTCCTCGGCTATCTTAAAATACTCTTCGTCCTTTTCTATGCCTATAAAGCTACGAGATAGATTCTTACACGCAACACCAGTCGTTCCGCTGCCCATCGTGAAGTCAAGGACTGTCTCGCCTTCGTTAGTGTAGGTGCGGATCAGGTATTCCATCAGCGCGACAGGCTTTTGTGTTGGGTGCACCTTTCCCGCGTTAGGCTCCCATAATCCCACAAGCATACTGTCAGGAGACTTGTGAGTGTAAGTAAACTTTTTGCCGCTGTCATTATATTTTCCTATATCGTTGCTCGAAACCTTATTTTTCTTTGAATAATTCTTGACCGTAACGGGCTTATCTCTGATGGTCTTTTGTGGAAAGTAATTGACTGCTTTACATCCAAACACAATAACGTTTTCGTGTTTCATCATGGGTCTATACTTTGCTACCTGAAACCCTCTTGGTATATGCTTATCCCAAATCCATTCATACTTGAACATCTCAAGATTACTCATCACCAGCGCCGACGTAAATGGCTGCGATGCCGTCAGCACAATCGCCCCTTTCGGCTTCACGATCCGCTTGAGTTGCGCCCACATGGGTTCAAATGGAATGACGGAATCCCACTTGCAGGCAGTCGTGCCATAAGGCGGGTCGGTGCAGACCATGTCAACACTGGCATCTTCAATCCCGCGCATCACGTCTAAGCAGTCACCATGCAATAACTTAAACATCCATTGCCTCCACGGCCCCGGATCCTTTATTAAGAATTTCCTTATTAAAGGATCCTTCATCATCTACCTCCAGAATAACCGCACTGACGTTAATCTCACCCTTGGCTAGCTCCTCACGCGCCTCTTGGATCATCCGACGCGCATCCTCAATACTCAGCTTCTCCTTCCGGTGCTCAATCACTACTTTGTTCTCCCCGAGAGCATTAAATGCTTTATCTTGCGCAATCGCATTACTCAGGACCAAATCCTTGATGTTCACCTTCCTGAGCTCATCATCGTTATCCGCAAGCATCTCAGCCCTGCGCTGCACCAGCATCCTGAGCTGCTCGGCCATCTGGAACCCATCCTGAGCCAAAGAAGCCCTTCTCTCGTCTAATGCCCCTTGGTGCCTCACCCTAAGCCCCGCAAGGGCCGTAAAGCCTATCCCCGTCTTCTCCTTGACCTCGTCATACCTGTCCCCTTGCGCCAAAAGCTCTAAAGCTAATGCCGCATTCTTAGGATCAGTGTGCTCCACGAACTTCCAGTTCAACCTAGGACTAAGAACCTTAATACTATCGGACACAATCGTGTTGACCTTGTTGACCTTGTTAACCTTGTTAATCTTCTTAATCTTCTTAACCTTGCTCATAGTTTCTTGATTTAATTCCCGACCTCAAAATACCACCGCCCCCAAGCCACCCATAACACCCACACAACCCCACTACCCGTCCTAACCCTATCTAACCCCATAGACGGCAAAACGTAAATCACGGTAGGCGTCGACCCCCACGTCCCCAATAACCCCATCCATCTTTTATGCCCCATCCTCCACCCCCTTTGCTTTGTATGAATCCATTGCTGCTCTCTCTTCCTCAAATTCCTTAAAACCCTCGCGCTTACCTTTATGAAATAAATCATCCAGAAGAACTAACCGAGCACAAGCCTCCTCCTTTGTCAGCTTCCCAAAGTAATCCCGATTTTCACGCGCCTCCAAAACCTTGATCCGATCATCCATCCCCTGAATAATTGACAAAAGCAAAGGAACCGATGAAGTAGCCGAAGTATCGAAATTGTTCTTCATCTTTTGAGCCTACCCACCCAACCACCCATTGTCAAGGTTATTCTTAAAACCCAAGCTACCACCCAAGCTACCATGCAAGTCACCACGCAAGCTACCGCATAAGCTACCGCATATTAAAGTATGCCTTACAGCCTAATCAGAACCTTAATGCTTATCTTACTAGGCTTCGCTAAGCTTCACTAGGCTTACGGACCCACAGCCTTACACCCCACCCTAAACCCCTCATGTCTGAGTATTCTGAGCATTCTATATCACATCCCCCCTTTGGGACTATTTTTGTTCCCCCACCTAACCAATCAATATCTCACCACCCCCCCTGTTGGTTTCCCTCCCCCCCCCCCCCCCCCCCCCCCCCCCTCCCCCCCCACTT